GGCGATATGTATCTGTTTGGCAATCAAATTCCCAACAACAGGTATCTCTTTGGCGAACTTACGCAACTCATTTTTCCATGTCTCTGACCCTGTAGTCTTTGTCAAATCTTCTATGTATTTTGCAGCTACACCAATTTCTGTCTCCGCCATCTCTTTTATTTTGGCCTTCTTCATGGTGTCTATAAGATTCGTAAGTCGACTATTGGTTCTAACCATGGCATTACCAAGTTTGTCATAACCAACAACCAAATTAACATTTTCTTCGGCCATTCTATTGGCAAGAGCTATAGCATCTTTACGTATTTTAGCTTCAGATATTAATGGGCTTTCATAAGTACCAAGGTCTAACCTACGAGCCTTAACATCGGGTCTAGTAACCTTGTTTGCGTCAGCTATTCTTTTATCTAAACTAGCATAAGCATTCCCAATAGAACGCATTTCTTGTAACTGCTCACTTTGCGTACGCCGTAAACCATAAAGACTCTGCTCATAGTCCTTGGCAGACCTAGACATTTTAGCAAAATGATGTATAATTGCTTTAGCAGCTGGTACCATAGCTAATGTGGTCAAGGTTAATGGTGTAACTGAAGCTACAAACGAGGCATTATTAGTTGCCCATTCCTTGAGAATCTTTTTACCACCAGCATTAAGATGTTCTCCAAAGGCCTCTAGAAGAATACCGCTTGCTGCTGCACCTATCCCTGCTATCTCACTTGCCACATTAAACACTTTACCCAAAACTGCTTTAATACCAGAAGTAGAAATTGATTTTTCGACGCCCTCTTTTGACAAACCTTTATCTTTCACATATTTAATTATATCTGCCAAACGGCGTATTTTTCTACCACCGACAGTTGCTATTGAAGCAGTTGTGCTAATACTGGCACCGAATTCCACCATACGCTTTCCAGCCTTCTCAGTAGACTCACCGATGCCGGTCATATTATCACCAAACACCTTGTTATATGCTCTTCCTAATTTAGTCAATAAGAAGAAAGTTTTACCAAGAGCGGAGTGAAAATCTTCTATGACTTCTCCTCTAGGTATATAATCTTCAGGAGAGTACACCGTTTTCTTACCCTTATCTGTTTCCACTATTTTGGGTTGGGCACCTTCCTTTACAACCTTCCCTAGGGTTTTCAAACCCAGAGCTTGTTTATGGGTCAATTTACCTAAATACTTATCAAGATTATTCCCGAATAATTCAAACTGTGTTGTAGCAAGTTCAGATTTAAGTGCTGACACTACTCCACCAAAAACACTTTTACCTGAAGAGAAAATACCTCTAATACTTTCTATAGCGTCTGCACCTTTATAGAGGTACGCTAAAAAAGTTAACATACCAGTACCAATAAGCTTCATAGTATTAGGTATAGCGTTAAGGGTGTCTAGTATACTCCTTGTAACGTTTAATGTAGTTTTGAATATTGGTAGCACAGCCTTACCAACACTCATTTGTAGAGCTACTAAAGAAGCTTTGGTTTTTTCTACCTGCTTAGCGTAAGTTTTCATAATCTCATAATTCTTACGCTCAGCAGAACCTTTTGAGTTAATACTGTCTTTAGTGGCATCCAAAGCTTCCTGCCAGTTATGCATCAAAACTAGTAAAGCATTGTACTGCCTAGTACCACCAATAGCCTGGGCAATATTCATTTTTTGGGCACTAGTCAAATCTTTCCATTTATCAGATAAGTCACTCAAAATATCAAAACCTGAACGTAGTTTACCCGCATTAGTCAAGACTGGTATGTTTAGTTTTGCTAACTCTGTTGGCCCTTTTTCTGAGAATAGCCTTCTAAAAATAAATCTTAATGATGTACCTACTTCCTTACCAGTTTGTCTTGTAACAGCACCAATAGCCGCTACAACACCATTCAATTGGTGAAAAGTTACACCAGCACTTTTGGCTGCAGCAGCAGACTTTTTAATAGCAGCCGCCATGTCAGCAGCAGTAATAGCATGTCTAGACTCTACCTCACTCCACGCGTCCAGATATCTAAGACTGCTTTCCGATTCCTGCCCAAACATTTTAACAGCTGATGTTAGAGCTTCTGTAGCATCCTTCGTATTAAGAGTACTAACATTAGCCGCTAACAATGCTGTATTTGTTCTATCAAGAATTTCTCGCTGTCCTAAACCTTGTTGAGCAAAAATCTTCATAGCGCCAAGCACTTCTGTGGTAGCCTGTCCGTATCTTCTAGCAAAAACTGTAGCTGCCTGACCCATGGATTCAAAATCAGAAACCATAGGATTCATAACCATCCTAAGTTCGGCTATCTTAAGTTCTATCTCAGAAATAGTCTTAACAGCAGATTTCAGCTGTGAAAAACCACCGTAAACAATAGTAGACGCTGCGCCCCATTTTAAAGCTCTCGCCATCGCTCCACGTAGACCTCTACTAGTGCCTTGTAAAACAGATATTAAATCTGTAGCATGCTCTCTAAATTTACCAACAGACTTACCAGCAGCGTTAACAGCCTCTGCAAACTTATAAAAATCCACACGTTGGTTTTTAACTACTTCCCCAGCACTACCTAGTACTTTTATATTATATGAAAAGCGTTCCCCAACTTTGGCTCCGCCCTCTTGAGATGACCGAGAAAAGTATTCACGTAATTTGGACAAATTGGCTTTATGCATAGCCAACTGTTCTTCTGGGGCTACCCATTTTGGTACAGGGGTAACACCAGTTTCCCCCCATTCTTTTGGACGGTTAGTAAGATTTATCCTACTAAACATATCCTCAACATTCTTTAAGTACTTTATGACACCTTCTAAATTTTTACGTTGAGGTGCTAGCGTATCATCACTAACATTAAATTTCCTATACAACTCTAAAGCTTCTCTGATTTTGGCTATATTAGTAACCACAGTATCAAAATCCCAAGCTTTAGTTATCTCCGGGCCAATTCGTTTCATAAGTTCGGCATCTTCCACCAACTTAATCATTTCCTGATCCGTATCCATCAACACACCGAGTATATGGCGAGCTTTTTCAATCGGAGTAGCAGTAATAGGTGCTTTACCCGACAAATCCTTAACAGCATAATTAAAGACTTTATTTAACGATGGGGACTCACCCAAACCTCTGTTGGATTTTTCTATGATCTCTTTTTGAGACATAAAAACCCCAGCAGCTCTAGCCAATTCTGGATTAAAGTACTGTTTGTCAGAAGTATAGATATCAGTTTGTTTTCCTAAACCTCTCCGAATAAACTGCTGCATTTGGTGAAGAGCTACCTTAAGATCTTTATACGCTGTTCTTTGAGAAGTAACATCACCAGCGGCTTTGGCTTCAGATATACGTTTTTTAGCTTCCTCAGCCTGTTGCATATAAAAATCGCCAACAGCTATTTTATATAATCTCCAAGATTTGAATGTTTCGGTATCACTTATCTTACCCGCGTCTCTTAAGGTATTAACCAATGAAACAAAGTACTTATAGTCTGGGCCAACTGTTTGAGCTTCTTTTATGGCTTTACTGATCCACTCATTCATGTTAGCCAAATCAGTTTTTATATTTATCCCACGTAGTGCTTGGATATGTTTAGCTTCCTCATGTAGTAACTTTAAATTATTGTACAATTGTGTAACACTGTCACCAGCATTAGCAAAAGGGGTAGCACCAGCAGATGGTTTCTTAGGCCTAACGGACCAATCTATATCTTGTTTCCTATACAAGACTCCCTCTTTTTGTTTCAAGGAATTTATGTACCTTAAGTACATATCGGTCCCACCTTTCACCAACTTATCTATATCTTCTTGGGACGGTACTTCCCTTGAGGCTGTGTATAACTCTGCTTTAGAGGCAGTTCTAGCAAACCTACCACCTGATTGTTTGACCTGTTTCCTAGCTTCAGCAACAGCTGCCATATCCCTAGCAAATCTATCCGGGTCAAAAGAAAATTTTATTTTAAGTGCTTCATCGTTACCTTTAGCCAATCTGTCATAAAAATGAGCTTCAGCGTCAGCGTTTTCTCCCAAAGCCTTCATATAAACATTGAGCTGTGAAGCAACAGTCTCAAGCTTTTGCCTAACAAGAGCGCCATCTGGAGTATCCTCGATAACTTTTAATATTGCTTCAAATGAGTTGGAGCCGGCTTTATCTACCAGTTTTGCTAACTTCTTTTTGAATCTAGCACTAACTGTTTTTATGTCTACAGCGGTTTCTTTGTTGCTTTCAAAATCTTTTATTATGGCATCTATATGACCAGAAATCCATCCAGCTACTTCATCTTTAAACAGTATTAATCTTTCTATGTCGACATTTTCCCCCATCGACTCTTTCATCTTATTCTCGATTACTTCATGCAATCCTGTACCAAGTATTGATGTAGACTTTAATAGATCATTTTCTGGGGCTGAACCTGTCATTACTTTTTTTATAGCCGCAATCTGTGATTGGCGTAACGACTCAGGATCAAATTTAGTATTACCAAACTCACCACCACCATGTAACCCACTGGCTCTATATATGTGTTCAAAAGTAGTACCCTTACGAGTATTTATCCCGCCAGTAACCCTATCGGCTATTTTACGTAGCTCATCGTAAGAAAGGCTAGGCTCCCCTTGCTTAACAGCCTCAAACGCGGATGTCATAGTGCTGGTAGGGGTTCTTGCTAAAACCTTAGCTGCCGATGAAAAAATCTGGACAAGCTCATCAGACATACCAACCAAATATACAGGGACGACATCACCAGAAAAAGAAAATCTAGGTGACTTATCGCCATTACCTGGAGGTTGTGCACCAGCATCCCCACGAGGAGGCTCAGTAACCAGATACTGTTGTGTTCTACGTTTTACATCAGATACCCGTTCTGTTGCTAATCTTCTAATATCCTCAGTTTTATCCTTAGACATAATATACTGTGTACTGATCAATGCCTTATTGACATCATACAAAGCCAAAACTGCTCTGGCTATCTCATTTAATTTTCTTTTTACTTCTTTATCTAACTCTGCTCCAGATAAACCTTTGGATTGTAGATCTTTAACAATCGAACCTGTTACTGTTTCGGCAACAGAAAATTCTATTTCCTTCTTTCTATAATCAGGGGTGCTACCTATACCAGAAATAAGTCTCAATTCACGTAGACTATCTTTATCTTTTATAAATCTTTCCAGTACTTTTGGCACTTCACCCTTAACTACTTGTGATGTTATTTTAGTTACATCCTCAGTAGGCTTATAACCTTCTTTATCTAAAGAACTGTGGATACTTTTAACGTAATTAGCATGGATCTTACTAGTAGCTATACTGTTTTTAAGCATTTCACCGATCATGCTTTGATTTCTTACAGCATCTTTATTTATTTCTTCCGTTAATGTCCTAGCAAAATCACGTAAGTCAGAAAAGGATCTAACACTGGAAGATACTTTTCTAGCCCCACCTGAGGTCCTATATCTATAGGACCCTTCTGTGGCTTTAACAGTTTGAACAGCTTCGCGTAAATCCCTTAAAAAGCCTTCAAAACCATAAGTAGATTTGGCTTTATCTATCAGCTCAGGTCTAGTTAACATCTCTGCCTGTTCTTTAGTAATGAGATTATCATCAACAACTGCCTTACGAATATCTTGTGTAGAATACGCACCTAATTTAGTTTCTATAGCTTTATAGTTTGCTTCTAAAAAGTCTTTCAGTTCACCTAAACCTTCTCCACCAGACTTAATCTCTTGTATGAGATTATCTAGTTTACTAGAGTCTTTTGATTTAAGTGCTTCTCTGAGAGCTGTTATAACTGTAGCTCCGCCGGCATGCTTAACGTCCATACCTTTTTGTATAGAAAAACGCATAAGCTCATTCATTTGAGTATTACGTATACTACCAAACATAGATGTTGGTTGTATCAACGCACCGGTTCTTCGGTATGCTTCGTAGCTACGTTTTACCTCATTTATAGCTTCCACGTCTCTACCAGTATGTGCTTTAAACAACTGAGCTTCTATGGCTGCTTTTATTTTTTCTTGATTAAGAGCAGTACCTAACAACGCGTCTACAGCTTTCTTAAGCTCGGTATTGAATTTGTCTATCTCTTCGGAGGCTACCCGTAGAGCCTCATCAGAATCTTTGCCTACTACCTTGTTAATAACAGCTGATAACTGCTCCTTATTGTCCTTACCAATAAGCTTATCTCTCACTTCATTCAAAACTTGTACAACAGGGTTTTTAGATAATTCCCCTTTATGGTATGCTGACACGTATTGTAACTTCTGAGACGTGGTCAAGTCTTTAAGATCTTCATCGTAGAAAGGTGCTTTTAAGAAATCGAAACCTTTGTCCCTAGGGAACTTCTTGTAAAAGTCAGCACCCATTTCAGCCAGCATGAATTTCCCAGAACTTCGTTGCATAGCATCACTGGTAAATGCTGTACGATAGGTAGCAGAGATGGTATCAAACTCTTTATAAGTATGCTCATAGTGTTTTTTAAGATCTTCAGCAGCATCTTTACTTTGCGCTGAATGTACTAATAAAGCGTCCCCATCAAAGTCTAGTTTTTGTTGATGCGCTATATATTTAGGAATAATATCTGTAAGAGATTTGTTAAGTCTATCTATCAAGCTTGTCAGCTTTTTAGCTTTTTCAGCATCTCCTACATCCCAAGCTTTTTCTCTAGCAGTTTTAGCTTTATCTAAAATACCTTCAACCACTTTTATTTGCGCAGAAAATTTATCCATAGGCAGTTCAGGAACGCCTGGGGCTGCTATAACGTCTTGAGCTAGTTTGCCTTTCAAGAGACGAGGTTTATATGGCTGTACAGAAGATGTCCCTGTAAACGGGAATCTTATGCTTTCTACATATGGTTGTACACGGCCAATTTCATGCTGAAGTTCATCAGCCCTAATACCATATTTCTTTAAGGAACTTCTATCACCAACTAATGCCGATCGTAACTCTTCTATGTACTTAAGGGCATCGTATAGTGTATTCTTTTCAGTAGATAGTTGTTTAGGAACTCGCTCTAAATCACCAGCACTAGTAAAAGCATACCTAGGTTTAAAAGAAGGTACTTTTATTTTTTTAGCTTCTTTTACACTTACGCCTAACTCGTCTTCCCGTAAAACGGGTAGCCCAGCTTTACGATGTTCTTGGACCACCTTACTATGCTCTTTAGCTATACTCTCCATATTCTCGCGAACTTCGGAAAGTTTATCTATACCTAACTCTCTAAAAGTATTAAAATCCTTATCTACTTCCTTTAGATCTTTGATAAACCTATTGAAGTTATTAGTTTTATCTACTACAGCAGTAACCGCAGTAGCATACACAGCTTTTAAATCTTTAGATAAGAATATCTCTGCAAAAGCCCCCTTCCTACCTACTACGTCTGTAGACAAGCTCTTGTACAATCTTAATCGTTGGCCATTTAAGCGCTTAATCTGCCTTTCCAGGATAACATCTTTAGCCCCATACTCTTTCAACATAGCTTCGGGGCCTATTCTATTTATAGCAGACTGTTTGTTATTAATATCTGCTACAGCACCAAATAATTTAGCTGGTGGGGTATCCTCCCTCCAACCTAGCTTTTGGGATACATTTTTTCTAAAATCTTTAAGACTATCATCATGTAAAGCATCTCTAAAAGCTGCTGAAGCTTCAGCTGGGGTTATATCACCAGACTTAAAACGCTCAATCTTATTAGCTGCATCTATTATATTTTGGAAGCGTCTAGACATATCCGTCATACCATAGTACCCAGGTTTATGCGGATCTGGTGTAGGTGTCCTTAGTATGGAACTAGGCACATACATAAGGGTATAGCCTTCTTTACTGTCAGGTATTTTAACTTTAAACGCGGAACTAAACTTTTCAACATCAGACAAAGTATTAAAAAGGCTATCCTCAGCGTGCTTGTCTTCAAAAGTACCAACACGTTCACTAAAATCTTTTATAGTAGATAAAGGTAATTCAGGTATGTTTAATGAGCTCAGTCGTTTGTTCATGCGCTCATTAACATTATACATAAAAGTTTTATACGTCTCCCGGGCTTTGGCTTTTGTCGGAGACATATGGGATTCAATATCACGCAGCATAGCTGACTGCTTACCAAAAATATCAGCATACGCACTATAGGCAGGGATATTTAAAGATAGGCCTTTTTCACCTGACTCTATATCAGCTTTTGTCCATTCTGCAAATTTTCTAGGGTCACTTACAACTGTGAGGAATTTATTACCAACAAGGCTTGTACGTTTTTTACCTAACTCATCTATTATGTTGGTATAATAATTAGATTTTTTCTCAAGATCCGCTAAAGAACTGATGGTTTTTTCATCAAGTTTAGGATATTGTTCTTGCAATGCTTTTCTTATATCATCAACATTAACGCCTTCTGCTTTCTGATAGCCCAAAGCTTTAGCATATTTATTTAAGCCAGTAGGTCCAAGTAATTTTCTAGGTTCTGGTATAACGTCCCTTATGACCGTATGCCCACCAGGACCAACCCCAGCAATATTATTAGTCACTAGTTCGAGAATATCAGATTGTAAACCTCTTTTAGCTACACCCCTAGCACTAATCCTGACATCTATTGGTACTTCTTTAGAAAGCTTAGCTTTATCTTTTAATATATCTTGGTATAATTCCTTAAGTTGTTTTATACCTTTTAAGTCTGGTTGTAACTCTACATTATAAAGACGTTTTAACTCACTACTAACATCTTTAAATGTTATTTTATTTCTAGCGGCTTCTGTATCTGTAACAAGCCCTTTTTCCTTAGATGTGAACAAGGGCACCATAAATTTATTACCACTACGTGCAGCTCTATTGGCTATAGTGCGTTTACCGCCACCAGCCTGTATTAACTCCGAGACCAATTCGCCCATACTTTTAGGCATAATAGCTACACCTAAACCTGCTTTCTTACGCTCATCTTCTGTAAGAACTTTTACAGTAGCATCTTTAAATTCCTTCATTATATTTATAAAGGCTTCATACTCTCTAGAAGCTGACACGCTTACGCCTTTAGTACCAAACCTAGTAGATAGTTTTCTACCAAAATGGTTTAAAAATAATTCTGTTAATTTTGCTGTCTGGACTTCAACACTTTGACCTTCGATGGACAAAACCGTCTTTTTAACATCGCTGATAAAAGTTTTATCAGCACGTAGTGTCTTCTCAGAAATACCTAGCTGCCTGGCTACATCCATCAAGCCATCGGTTACCTCATCGAAAGTGCTCTTTAAAACACCTTCACGGATATCAGGAGTTGCAGCAGCGGCCCTACTCAATCTAGTATTTAGTGAAACAATACCACCAGAACTAGGAAGCACTAGTTTTTTAGTCAGCTCTGTAAAGGCTTTCAACATCTTACCTGAAACTATGATCTGGTCCTCAAAAGTACCAGCTGTGCTTCTAAGCTCGGTTACAACATTGAACCCATAACCTTTATTACCGAAAGAATTAGATTCTATTAATCTTTGTTCAGTCTGTGGTCTTAATGTTGGAAATTCAGTAGCAAAATAACCTTTAGGAGCGTTGCCAGGACTACTAGCAACAACTTGCGTAGTAGCCGATATATTACGACCTAATTGGTTAAACTGCGGGCCGAATGGTGCTAGTCTATTAAGGTCTTGTGTCTGTAATTTGATAAAAGTACCAGGAACATTCTTAAGACCTGGAGCATTAATAATTTCATCATCTGACCTATATTTACCACCGCTCGTGCTAAACGTATTAGTGATAGCTGCCTGGCTATCGTTCACACCTAATGTAGATATGCCACGTAGTTCCTTCGGTAATCTTGTTCCACCATGAATACCGGCTAACTCATCTAAACCAAGCTCAGCGTATTTATCTAATTGACGTAAACGTAAATTTACACCCTTTATAAGCCGCTTCACTTCCTCCGGGTCTAGCCTTACTTCATCAAATATTTTAGCAGTCTGCTTATCAGGGCCCACAAAAGTAGCTAAATGTACTGCTTTATTTTGGTACATAGCCCTTTTAGGGGTATTGGCTCCACCCAATACAGGAGGGGCTAATTCCACAGTACTACCTACTGTTTTGGAGAAATCACGAATTGTGCGGGAAAACATAGGGGTTTTAGAAACTTCTTGTAAGATATTGGATTTATCCAACGTCTCATTAAGAAAGTCATAATAATTTTTATAAATAAGTTTATCAAACGATTTAATAGCATCGTAGGCACTTACACCTGCTTCCTCCATGCCCTTAATAAACGTATCTACACTTTTAGTTTGTGCTAGTTTCTTTATTTGGTTATCTAAAACCAAGGAAAGTTCCTTGATTTTATCATTGACTTTACCTATATCTATAGCCCCTACAGAAGCCAGGTACTGAACCTTCTCTTTTACACCTCCCTCGTATAGGGCTTTAAGCTTGCTTACAGTATTTTGGTCTACGCCTTTCCTACCATAAGCCTGTTTAATCATATCTACTGCCAATACATTACTATCTCTTGGTGATAACTCTGGCCCAGCTAAAGACTTTATGGCTTTAGCCATACTAGCATTGCCTTTAAAATAGGTATTATACATGCGTTCAAAACCAGTTTGAAAAACACCAAATTTTGGTACAGCTCTTTGTGTACCAGATTGGGTTTCCATAACAAAATTATTTGTGGGGGTTAATGTAACATTAGGTATAGCAAGCTCTCTTATGAGTTTCCTTCTTTGTAATTCTAGCTGTGCCTCGGCATGACCGTATGTCTTTTTAAACACATCTTGTAGATTATCACTATGCTGACGAATAGCTGCGTCTATAGCAGTTATCATAGCATCGGTTATCTGTGACCCCTTAAACTGTGCGTTTTCTTTTATAGCACGCAAATAATCTATCTTAATATCTTTAGGCCTAGTAGTCTTAATCCATCTAGCGATGGCATTTAATATAGCCTCGTTATCGTTATCTCTTAATATCGGGGAATTATCGACCAAGTATTTTTTGTAAGCGTCGATAAGCTCACGTGTATTCATACCACCTACATTCATCTTGGCTTTGGTTTTTAAAGTTTTGCGGAGCTTGTCAACATTAGCAATAGTTAAAACCCACTGATTTGCGTCCTCAGTAAGCTGAAAAAGCTCTTGAGCAGCTTTAGCACTTTCCTGACCGACGATAGCCCATTTACCTTTGGCTTTAACAAAACCTTCCTTTAAGTCTTTTACTATCTTATTCTGAACCTGTTCCAAAGACTTTGACAAATCATTAGCAGTCTTTTTTAATTCTTCAAACTCTCTAGCACCTAGACCACGATTAGGTATTCTTACATCACCAGGTTTTAATGGTATAGGCTGGTTGGGGCCAGTAATAGCGGTGACCCTACTCTTAGTAGCAACAGTGGACTCAACCCTGGGGCGTATTGGTAAAGAAGTAGCTCTATATGTAACTTCTTGTATGGGTTTACTTACTTTAGTAGGTAATGATGTATCAGCCACATCAGATAAAACTTTGCCAGCTTCATCTAACTTGCCCCTGACCTTGGATGCCTTATCTACAACTTTATCTAATGCACTATTAAGTGAGTCGAGGGACTTATCCATCCCGACTGCTTCTTTGTACATCTCTTTGTAATATTTTTTTACATCATCTGTATCAGATACTACCTCTTTGAGCATACCCTCAAGAGTGTTTACTTTCTCCCTAACAGTCTTGGCGGCACCCCTGATTGCGGCGTCATCATAAGTTTTAACTGATTGTTCAGCAAAAGATCTAGCAGAATGTAAATCACCTTGAGCAATAACTTTTTCGTGTACTTTTATAGTTTTAGTACCTTCATCTTTTTTCGCTGATGGAGGTAAATCTCTGTTTTGTTTTCTTACTGCCTCCAACAGTTTATTAAAATCCGAATGTAATTCAGCTATCAAAGATTTTATATCGTTACGAAGTTCATTAATTGCTGCACCACTTTTAGTTTCAACTACTATCTTTTGTGTACTAGGTTGTTGTGGACTTGTCGAAGTTCTAGCTATTAAATCAGATAATGTTTGTACAGCCTTAGCAGTATCTTGACGATTGTGATCTTCTGGCCTACTCTTTAAAACATCAAGTAATTCACGTAAAAGTTTTACCTGTTCACGTTTAGCATCTTCTACAACCCTCTTTAAACTAGAACTATCCTGCTGCCCTGAACTTTGGGGGAGGTTAAGATTTTCTATCTTACTACTAAGTTTATCTATACTTACATTAAGGGCTTTGCTAGCACCTTCAGCCATAGCAGTTACAGATGTAGGTTTTTGTGCTGTTTTACTTGACGCATCTTTTATGGTTCCCTGCAAAGCGTCAACGGCACGTTTTAAATCTTTTACATCCCTTAGTGAGGCTATAAGGGTACGGACATTAGAAAAATCTTGATTTTTAGTCTTGGCTGCAAGAGCCTTTACCACAGCTTGTGATACGGAATTTTTAATATCGTCACTTATATTACCTAAAGAATTTTTGATATTTTGTGACAGAGTTTGTGAAGGTTCACCTGATATAGGCCCCTTACTCCTTGTCTCAGGTGCTATTGTCCTGGCTATTGCAGTAACTATTTTATTGACAGAATCTTCTGATAAGACTACTTTTGTGACAGCAGATGGCTGGTTCTTTAAGGTACCTTGTAATATATCTCTTACAGCCTTTGCTAATTCTGCTCTAAGAGCTTGTGTTAACTGGCTTGTAATGTTTGAAGAATTGTTTCCTAAATTTCCTGATGAACCAGCAGTGTTTGAAGTGTTAATATTTATATCATAAGTATTATTGGCCAACCTTCTTTACCCCCAATATTTCTAACTTCTACGTGATGTTCTTTTCTTTATATCGGCTCTATCTTTTATCCTTGCCGCTTCTCTCGGTTTGTCATATTTAATATCTTGATAGATATCGCTAAACTGGGTAACAATAACTTCTTCGCTATCAAAAGCCGACAACTTACCCTTTGTCGTTTTGTTCCCCTTCCTAAAAGAAGCTTCCTTTTCCAGTTCCTTATAATAATCATCCATATAGGTATCCAAAGCAGTATCATCATTAATGATATGCTCTGGGGGCCTATCTTCAGGCATCATTTCGTATATTGATTGGTAGTAATTAGACCAGTACACCAGATTCAACTGATCATTAGTATACATACTACTAGGCCTACCAAACAATGACTCATTGGTTTTACAACTATTTATATATCTAATTCGCCATAGATTGCTTCTAGCTATATATCTAATAGTGGTTACATCTATACCATTGTAAAACTTGGTATATTCTGAGAGTACTAATGTTCTAAACTCTGGATCGGGTTCGTTAAAAAAGTCATCTAAAGTTTTCCAATAACGCTCACCACTATCAGAGTCATACACGCACATAGCGCATAAGAAACTATTCCTATCCTCGTCGGCTTTAGACTCAGCGCTAAACGCTAATGTAGAATATTTTCTATACCGTAACTGGAAGGCTTTAGCCTCTAGTTCATTAATATATTTAGAAATCCTATCCTTGTTGGCCATTACTTTGGTTATTTTAGATAACAAAACTTTCTGAGCCTCAATCTTAGCTTCCAGTCCTTCCAGTTCTTTTTGGTCGGCTTCAGTAAAAATGTTACGTTCTACAATAACCTTTTCTAATTCATCAGTAGGTAACAGACCTGAGTCTATAGCCTCTTTATGGCTTTTATCATATATATATTTGGCCCTGATTAATATTTTGTTAGTAGGTTGTCTGAACTCTAGCAACAAAACATCAGAGCCTTTATTAAATTCTTTTAATGTTACACACTCGGAGATCTGTGTTATAAGATCCCCAAGTTCTTGGTAAGAAAGCTCCATATATAAATTTACTCGCTTTTCTTGGTCCTCTTTTTAGTAGCTTTACTTTTTTTGGTTTTCTTTGGTGCTTTTTCAGTCACTTCTTTTAACGCTTCTTCAGCTTCTTTAGCACGCTTGAGTAGATCTTCTTCTATCTCTTTAAAAGCTACAGCTTCTGGAGTATTTTCCATAAAGTCTGAGTCTAGACCTTGTAGGAAGAGCATAACTTCGTAACGAGCTATAGACGGTAAGGTACCTGATTCCACATCATTAAGGTAGTCTTCATAAGTTTCCCAAACTCGATTACCGTCTTCACTTCTTACCATACACGATGTAAGGTATTCTAAGCTAGCATCATCAGAAATCTGCTCGCAAGTATTACCCATAGGACCGTTGAAACGCTGATTCCACTGAAACAATTCTTCACGAAGTTCCATAACTTCTATTGCAAGTACACGCTTTTCCTCAACGTCATCTGCCATCTCTAATTGTGTTATCTTATCGCGCAAATCATCTTCCAACTCTCTAGCCCTACGTTCATACTCTGGACCAATTATACCGCGACGCATTAAAATATCAGACATTTCCGCAGCGGTAGTGATACCTTCAACAAGACAATTTGTGTATGTCTTACTATACTGCCAATCTGCTCCCCTAATATCCTCTGCGGTTGGGTCATGTATATAGTATTTAGTCCCGTCTTCTAATGTAAATTCCCTTTTAGCCTTTTCCATAATTTCCTCCTTATTACCTTTTAATCTCTATTACGTCTTCAGACTTGGTTATGTAGTTAACATCATAACTATTATCAAGTCTGGTATGTAGTTTCCTTATACAATCATTGCCCATACGTAAAATGCGACTCCTCAGAGCTCTAAAAGTCTCCTTGTTAGGACAAGCCACTTGAGCATAATCTAAAGTCTTTTCAAACAAATGTGTGACTTCTTTACGGATGTCATCCTTAAGCTTGTCTTTACTTTTATCTGTATAATTCATTTTTTACCTCCTAAACCTTTACCTAAAACGTGGGGAGGTTACCCTCCCCACGGACCTATTAACCTTCAAAGATTAGCCGTTCCGGCGAATCTTGAAATCAGAGGTGACGTTCTGAATAGAAACATCGCCCTTAACAACATACAAGTCATTAGTTGACCTGAAGTTAAAGGTCTGGGTAGCATTGTTACCCATATCCAGAGTCATACCCTCTTCAGTGATCTTCAAGTGCTCGACTACAATAGTCTTAAGAGCGTACTCACGATCACCAGCAACATAAGCACTACCACCATTGTTCAAAACACCGTCAACAAAATAATTCTGTCCGATGAATTTTGAACCGGCAGCTATCTTACGATTAGCGCCAGTACCGCCAGCTTCCTCATCTGTCTGACCATAGATCTTAACAATAAGCTTCAAATCTTCAGAAGTCATCAAATCAGCAAGATCGATATCATCCAGAGTATTGGTCTTGAAAGCTGCCAATTGGTCAGCAACCTTAGCCCAGTTCTCAAGGTCACCAGCTGTGGTATTAACATTGACTGTGATCGGAATCGGTAGAGTCAATGGACGGTCATATGGACCTAAGTGACCAAGCTCTGCAAGAGGTGTACGGGTAAGGTTAGCTGAGATAGTACAACCAGTCAAACGCCAAGCAATATCGTAGCTGGTATCGCTATCAGACACGATATAAACCTCTATCTGGCCCTGACGTAGAGCACCGATAGAATCAGGACGATTGGCATCATCAAGAGCCTTAAAGTAGGTATTTGATGTGCCGCTACCATAAGCATCAGCAGCATAAATAACCTCGATACGGTCACCGTTATTGATGGTTAGACTTGTTGGTAAATAGACAACATGTGGACCAGCAGCATTATACACAAACTTAGTAGCATCAGCTGCTGTACCAGCAATGACCTCTATATTACGAACAGTATTGGTGCTACTGTCAAAATAAGTAACAGCTGCAGCACCATTTTCGTCCTTACGTAAGAAGCCCAGACCTGTTGATAAGGTGGCAACGTTATCAGATGCACCAAGAGTCAAAGAAACCTGAGTTTCTGTACCAGTAAGTTCATACTTGTCGTAGTTAACGAAACGGCCATCATTCAATAGCCACATCTTGTTATCGGTTTCAGCACCGTAGTTCTCAGTAGCGTTGGCACCTGTAGAGTAACCAAACTCAATACTGTTAACGTATACTTCATCCAAGAACACTGTCTGGTCGATGTTGTTAGATAAAGTACCAATAGAACACTCTTCCTGTACAGGAGACCAGATGGTTACACCTGGAAGGTTACCACAAGTGATAGCAAAGTCAGCTAGTGATACACCATGCATAAATGTGGTGGTAGGTGTTAGAGAAGTACCACTAACAACAACAAGATTAGCATTAGAGCTGGTAGCTGTAGCGTCCATTTTGATTTTTTCTGGACTTAACTGTGCCAAAACCGCCAAAGTTCTAACGTCACCAAAGTCATTGGTGTTCAGCGTAATGGCCACAGATGGGACGTCATCGACTATATCTATGATATCCAGGTGCCCTAATTCGAATATATCTTCACTGTTGAAGGTAGTAGTGCTACCAAATGACTGAACACGATAAAGCACTTCACCGTTGGCCCATACGCTTTCAGAAGCGTATATAATTCTATTTCTAGCCATATTTTTTCCTCCTATTTTTTTATAATGCTGTTTACTATTTACCGGTATATAGGATAAACAGCAGAAATTCCTAGCCGGTATTCAGTTAGTAGCCGAAAGAGTACTAGGTTGGTATATAGTACCCGCTAGCTATTGAGGCAAATAGCTACCTTTTCCTTTTCCAGTTCTATACTTAGATAGGTTACTTAAATATCATACCTATCATTATATGAATACATAGCAAAACTTATTTTGGCCCTATAAGCATTTAAGTCACTTAACATAACTTCGTTAACACCTCGGGTCATTATAAGTGGTAAACTTATATGTCTACTGGTAACATTATCAAAATATAAATTGCTTACACCAGAAATAGTGGTCCTATCGAAATACAAACTATCCCTATCAACAGCATCTTTAATTCCATAGAATGTGCCGTCATAATCCAGCACGGACCCTTTAGGAAAGTCATAAACTGGTATGCTCTTGTTATAGAATGCGTTGTAAATTTTATCTACTAGATCATTCCTTTCGGCTGTAGATGAAGCAAATATATGTATATCGACCTTTCTTATATCTTTTTTACCACCACCAAGTTGGTAACCTTTTTTATCTGTACCATGAATATCTATAACAACTACTGGTGGTGATGCAGCTTCTATAGCGGCCCACTCATCGACGATACTTATGTAATTCCAATAGAAGTCTATGTGTGTAGGTTCTATGGTACCAGAAGTAATTATTCTGGCATCTATATAATCAATTATATACTCACTTCTAGGTACCACTTCTAATGTCCCAGAACTAGTGGTTGAATAAACCACAACCCTATTCTTTTGCTCTGGTGTGCCAGAATAAGTAGTAGTACTAACTAAACAATTTAAATCCGTGTCATCAAAGTAAACAAGGCCTCTGCCGCGATCAGAAGGCTTAGGTGTGAACTCAACTAGAGCTTCATAAACATAACTATTATCTAAAGGCGATGATACCGAATCAAGGTACATTAACTCTGCCTTCTGTTCAAATTCGATATAATCTTTAAGGACTATATCTTTTATGTAATAGTACAAACTTGAGTCCTCTTTTCTAAGTTTGGTCATTTCAGAACTCACTTCGTCACCTCTATTATAGCTTTGTCTATAGCTTCGTGAATAACTTTACTTAAATTATTTTCTACATACTCATTAGCTGGTTCAAACAAACCAATTGGTGGAGTATTAGAAAACGGGAATCTTACCAGTTTGATATTACTATCTTTTTCTCTTTTCCTAACGTCAGGGGTGTACCTTACTAAATACACATTTTCTTTTGCTACGTGACCTTTATACCCTAGTAAAAGATTGACCGGTCTTTTGTGATACATCTCTACATATTGCTCATCAGTTACTTCTACATACACACCAACTGTCCCTTCTAGTATGGTTTTAAGTATACTTAGCTCACCACTGAAATCAAATGTAGTTACATCCGGAACAATGAATTCAAATTTGTCCCCTGATTTATCCAACATCTCAAAACTATTCAGACGAGATAAAAACTCGTCATATAAATATGCTGGATTAGCTTTACTCTCTTTTGGAACTTTGGCTGCCAAAAGTTCATCATTATATGTTTCTAATATAATTTCCCTAACACTATCGGAAAATGATAATAATGCATCGGTCACTCTATCTTTAAATTTATTTCTCAAAGTTATTGGAAATTGTTGTAAGAGCGGCGGCATTATGAGTAGTCCTTAATTATCTCATCAGTATCTATAGAAGGTTTATCTGTAGTAAACGCTATAACTACAAGAACAGATTGATTACCTAATCCGCGCACTATTGGTGCTTTCGATAGTTTACAATTAACACCATCAACCACTATTTTTGACGAATTCTTAAACTCGTTAAAATATTTTGGATCAGTTTTAAGTTTTACTATAGTAGACCCTTCACTACCAGCTGGTGTTAGCGTAAGATTGTTACTAGAGCCAACATCCTTAGGGTCCCAATTAACCAAACACTTGATCCAAACTGTGCGATCTTCTTCTAACTTACCAAGCCCTTTACATACAGGACAGCGACCACGTATAAAATATTTATAAAGCACACCAACACCACCAGATGCTTCATACTCATCCTGTTTTTGTTGCGCTTCTAAAACGGTCCATTTACATTTTCCAGTAGATTTATCTGTTAACTTATCATAATAACAATTAGGACATTCAGATTGTTTCGGTTGGCGATATACTTCAACATTACGGCCTAAACCATTTATAACATCTAACATACGCCTACGATATCGCTCTTTAGTAGCTTTTCTAATACGGCCTCTCATAGTTAGTCAATCCTTACTCCAAACAAACCTAATAACCTATTAGCTTTTACCGCATCGTCTAGTCTTTTCTTCAACTTATCAAGCATGTCAGCTCTAGCTTCTATACCTGGAGATGGGTCATAGGTGGTACTATCATCTTTTATAGTGGAACCATCCTCATTGATATACTCCCAAGTTTCAGAAAATAACAAATCATACGCACAAGCTAGGATCTGTATTTCAGTACTTGTGTTTATATCATTTAATGGTGGCGGTGGTGATGTACGATTAAAGGCATCCATGATCTCCCTGTCAGACCATCTAAATGTATAATACCAAATATCGACACCTTTTTGATAGACCCTAGAACCACTTACAACAGTTACTGGTTTATCTATAAAGTCATCAAACTTAAGGTACCTATAACCATTTATAGAGGGGTTGCTTGTTTCCGTGTATTGTACGCCGTTCATGTTGATACTTACTGGCCAACCTTTTTCCTCTAAAACATAGGTCTTACCGTCTGGCATTATGTTGCCTTCAGCCTCAGTACCATATTCCCTGGATAAACCTACTATATCACCTATAAGGGTACGTATCCTATCTATTATTGCTTGATCAGCACTACCATAAGATACCTCTGGTGGATAAACAGGATCGTAGTATAAGTCACCTGGTTCACCTAAAATAGGATCTGTCCAAGCACTAGCACCACTAGTAGTACTATTAAAGTACCTAGAAATATACCAATCCTCTGCTGTACCATCAGGATCAGTGAAATAATACTGAGTATACCCAGATACTAATTTCACCTCGCTTGTAGGCTGTATATTACTTATATTATCTATACCAGAAACAATAGTATAATCTACTAAATCGATAGGTGTAGACGGTATACCCGTACCAGTATACCTACGTATCTGAATAGTATCAAATACGCTTAAAACAGTAGAAACATTATCTATATTAAAAGTTAAAGATATCATCAAAATCTCCTAGTAAGGTTTTGGGAATTTAACTTTCATGCTTGGTTTTATTTCCTCAGCTTCCCCTTCCAAACCTAGTGCATCTTTAGCACTGATACGTGGCTTATGTTCGCCATGGTCTTTTGCCTTAATACTTGGTTTTATCTCATCACCAACAACATGTGACTTACCAACTTCATCAGAGTCAATATCATACTCGTGAACAGGTACATACTTTACAACACCTACGGCGAATTCTAAATCGTCAAGGTAAAAGTCTATACGTCTATTAGTATAGAAGGTTAGCTTATTTAAATGTTTATCGGTTAAGTTAAATTCTGTTAAAGGCACATAAAATTTGACCCATTCCCTGTGACTATAGTCGTTATCATGGGTGCCAATAAATCTTAGAAGATTGACTTCCTTACCATTGTTAAACTTAACCAATAGTTTTACATCTTCTTCGTCATCATCGGATAAGATGTTTATCATACCAACAAGTAAATCATAAGCAGTAGTATCCACCGATTGGCTTCTAGAAAATACTATTTCTTTATCCGAATTAAACCCTATGACTTCTAGACCATTTGTACCAGAATATTTAGCAGCTGGTGATTCAATACCAAAACCACTATGATCCCAATCACCACCAACATCATCTTCCCCAGTACCATTCCATATGATAGTTACATCTTCCTGTGGGGACTCTTTACATACAATATCAATATTTACAATATCATAATCGCTTGTCGGATTACCAGAACCGTGTACATACCCTACAATCTTGTAGTAACTTAGAGCAGTGAAACAAATCTTCTTATACTGCTGCTCAATATTGACAGGGCTATACCAAACCAGCTCCCATGGGCCTGACCCGTCAGATGCTGCAGATTCATCTTTATAAATCTCCCAACTATATGCGTCAGCAGTACCACCTGTAGAAGTACCTTCTATATACAATGAGTAATAACATTGCTCTGGTGTCACTAAAACAGTGGTAGCAAAAGTAACATCCTTACTGATTTTGGCAATATGTTGAGAGTATCCATCACTCCAATACGCTTCTAAAGTTACCACACCACTCACAGTAGTAGGTGTATAAGAAAAAACTTCACCATATGGTACATCTAGTAAACTAGTTTCCACACCATTATCATTATAATACCAATTGTATTTAACACAATCTGGTGGGGCTTTGCCTACCATATCAACATTCGTACTGTTATTGGTAAATGTTATCGGTGAATTTATTATGGCTTGTGATGGGTCTTGTATAAAATCTAAATTTGGCCCGGAAAAAAGTTTTTGTTTAAAAGTTTCACTGTATTCTATTATGTTAGAATTAAAACCATCAAACCAATGTACTCTAACATAAACCGTATGATCTCCAGGAAGTGTGAAAGCGCCGGGCTCGGCATCCTTATAACACCAAAAAGTACCAGTACCGGCCGTATGGTAGACTATCTCATTCTTGTCCGTGGATGTATAAGTAGTGTTCGTGGCATCCTCTATAACCCATTCTATTTTAGTGATAGAATCATCAGGGTCATTACCAGAGTATTTAAACGTAACAACAGTATTAGGAACCACTATTTCAGTACCTACTGCTTCTATACAAGTTATATCAACGGTAGGTGCCTTATTGTTAATGGTGATTTGTTTAGTGCCAGATACTACACCACCACACTCATCATAAACAGATAATACCACATCATAAACACCAGTTGATGTCCATGAATGGTTGGGGCTATACACACCACTATATGTGTCTATGGTATCATCTCCCCAATCAACTTCAGTAGTGGTTATAGAGTTAACACTCTGTATAAGATACCCATACCTGGACAACCAATGATACATGGTCACTTGACCAAAAACCCAGTTATGGACATCATAACTACTATTAGAAGCCGTATAGACAGTCCCTAAAAATCCGTTAACAGGTAGGGACCAAACAAGGTTTGGTAAAATATTAGGCCTAACTTGTACATCCAAAGAATAAACGGAGGACGATCCATCATATGTTATTTCTGTAGCGCCCCACTCTACTAATTGAGAACACGCTGCATTTCTGTCTGCGGCTCCTCGCCAGAAAACTAGCACTATCTTAGAGTTAGCTAAAGCTGTACCCGTTGGTGTGAGAAAATCTGAGTCACCCAAATTAGCATTAAAGTAACCAGTACCGGGCTCTACCTGTCTAACAGAATTCCATTTATCTGGAGAACTAGCTGTACCATTCCTATAAAATAAAAACTGGTAATACCCATCACCAGTATTAATAGAACCGTCACTATTATATAAATAGCCATTTATGGTCACGTTAAGGGACATAGTTATTCACCCCACACCAATGTTATAGGAGTATTTCCAGTGTAATTAATCCAAAAACCAGATATCTCTTTATTTACACCATCTAGATATATAAGTTGAAAATTGTGTGGACTAGTTTCAGGGGTTACACCAGGAACATACGAATAATAAGCTTGAGTGTCACCTATATACGTGTTGGCCACAGATATTAACCCCTGACCATACACATCGTCTACCTGGTCTATTATATAATTCTTTATTTTGGCTATGGTGGCCCCATCATGTATATGCTTATGTAGAATATTGTCCCAATAACCATATTGGATAGGTATAGCTACCAATGACCAACCAGGCTCTAGCTCTATGGTACCTTTGTCAAAACAATTGTCTGAAGATGTACCACTTACTGTGCACCCTATTAAATCATATCCGGCACAAGCTATATACCTAATATCCACAATTTACACCCCCGAAGGACCCATTTTGTATGGGACATTGTCGTTCACAGAGTGGTACCAAGCGTATACCACACCACTAGTAGTAGTGGATAACCAATCGGTATCATAGTCATATTTTATTTTTGTAATTATATAATCTGTCTTACTTAGTGGAACATTACGTACAAGCTGTGATGGGGTAGGTGTAGCATTATTTCTCAACACATGTTCTACCGAAATATTATAATGTCTATTTTGTTTTACTAAATCTTTTAAACTCTCATCATTTACAAGTACTTCTTCGGTAGAAGTTATAAAACCAGTAGCTCTAACATAACAAATATAATTACCAGGAGTGGGTAGGCTAATCTCTGTTCTGTATATGCCAGGGTCTGAAGTAGATTCTGGAACTATACCACTAACAGTAGGCGATAACGGTAAGTCATCTGTGGTTCTGATGTCATAAACCACCACTTCCCCTGTAACTGCATCACCAGTAGCTTCATCAACAAGAGCAACCGTGATAGGAAACTTTTCTCCAACATCTACTCTTATCACCCTTATCCCTCTATATTAATCCCTGCTCCAAACTACTTCGGTAAAAATAGTGTTCTCCAAATCATCTGGAACTATCTTTCCCGAGATCATAGTATTTGAATATCTCGGATGTCCGTAACAGTAATCAATAAATTCAGAACATGACATTTTTGTGTTATCTTCAAAATCGAATTCAAAATCGTACTTTATATGCTTATCATATAATTCTAAAGCCTTTTCTACAGCAGATATGGTTAATGTGCTATTAGAAGTTCGTAATACTTTAACATCATCACATCTTAAGAAATTCAATAGATCCTCTTTAACCACACCATCATGAAGTACATGAACAACCTCATGATTACCTACATAAATACCTGTATGTGACCAATACCCTGGGATAAGAAGACTACCTAGATAATGCTCATATCTACGCAACAACACGTCCCCAGGCTTAACTAGACCATCAATCTCTCTGGCTTCCTCACCTTTAACACGGTAGCTACTCTCTCCGAATAAAACTATGCCACCTTTATACAATCTAATATCACCAAGGAAACGAATAATATTCTCTATCATAGACATGTCGATGCCTCCAAATTATTAAAATTCTATTACTTGTTTGCCGTTAACAACAGCCCAACACTCATCACCGTTGTAATCAGAATCATCCGATTTGCGTTTTAATTGGACATTACCAGTCAATCCAATATCAATATGCTCACCTAACGAGCTTCTCAACACCATAGGAGATCCCTTCAAGGTGGCTGGGTCAGCATATTTGAATTCTATCTCAACAACTTTTTCTGTAGATACATCCTCAACAATATCTACAGGAATAATCATAGGGTTATTAGTCTTTTTTACAAGATCTTTGACTGAAGCATATTGTAAATTCATAACTTCTACTATGCTATCAGTAACACTAGAATATAGATTTAGAGAAAAGAAAAGACGATTAGAATCTTTAAGAGCAACTGATTTAGGAAAACGTACTTGTATTGATGTAACAATTAATTTCTTACCAGCATCAGGTTCTACCTTAAATACTGAATCTGTAGGACCGTCTACCCAACTAGCACTATTTGCAAAGTCATGGGTCACTATACGTCTATCAGTAAATAATATAGGTTTATTTATATAATCCTTAACATTAAGATACTCTACGCTATTAGGATCTGCTGAGCAAGTTAAAACTATACCGTTCTCGGGAACAGTATATAGCTTAACTCTACCATTACCTTGTTTCTCGCCATATAAAGTAGAATTAACACTTCTCCGCAATTCCAATAATTCCTGTAATGAAACATTGACTTCTGAAACCATTATACCGCCTCCTCATACCAAAAAAATCTAAACCCAATTGTTATATAATCTTTATCAGGAATAACCTCAAATAAGCAATAATCATTAGGCTCTATAATGATTTCTTCAGATCTACCAACATCTTCTTTGTTGGCATAAAAGAAACCTATCTTTGTGCCTTTGTCTGAGTAAGCTGGGGACTCTGTTATATTTGCGGTCCATCCAGTAGTGATGCTACTTTTAGCATTAGTAATACCGATACCATTAATGGGTGTCCCAACATCAGTTATTACAGGATTCAAATATATACGTAAATAAAATTTATCAGACCCAAAAAAGTCAAAGATACAATGGCTTTCATGGGTACTAGATGATTGGAATAAGAATAAATAAGTAGTACCTGCCACATTAGTAACAAAATCATGGGCTGATAACCACGTATCTCCAGCATGTATTTCGGCATGACTAGCCCCAGTACATATATTAAAACCAGATATAGGATCGAATTTAAATCTGTCAAGTAAATCTTCAACAGATTTCAACCTACCAAGTAAAGTATTAATGGTAGGCACATCAGCAACCTCTCCTAAAGCGTCTTTACCATTAGCATCTAACACAGCATAAGGTTTATCTACATAAACCTGTAATATATCGGTTGACGACATAGCTGTCGTATCATAAGCAAGCGATATAACGTCATTTGTTATTGTGGCACCTTTAGTGTTATCATTGAACAGGTAAATAACATCGTTAGTCGTAACGTTTGTTATAATAAGCAGGTCTTCCAAATTAAGCTGGACACCAGAAACTGTTACTTGTTTATTTGCCGGATCAAATGTATAACTTCCGCCTAAATCCTCTAATCTATATTTCATATTTGCCTCCTACCCCAAAACTAGTGAATAAGCAACCATATCGGTTTTTAATTTATTTATCTGATCAGCTAATGTACCAGATATAGTGTCAACTTCGGATTTTAAGTAATACCGCTGATCGCCTCTGCCCACATTTAAATATTGAGGATGATCATCATTACCCAGACCTGATAACGTAGAGTGACTTATACCTGTAATATTTTTACCTATAAAATATGGAGAAGAGCCAGAAGTAACTGGTTGGTCTATATATGCATGAGACTCTCCAGTACTACCAATGTGCTCATACGCTAGTTGACCATAATCTCCGCGAAAAGCCGTACCCGACGTAGTACCTAATTGAAGACTACCATTCAAAGTAGTCATATCCTCCCATGTAGGAGGATCATGATTAACCAACATCCATAAACTGTTTGGGGTTAGTTGTCTAGCTAATACCCCAACATCTTCCGGTCTAAACCCAGTAGCCGCCAACCGTTCAGACTCATTGGTATATTCCCATCTGTAGATAATATGCGCATCTTCTTTTCTAGCGTCTCTATGAAACATTAATAACCCCCACCTAACACAATATTACCATCACTATCTAACACAGGTGTAGCATCCATAAAAAACATTATCTCATTATTGGTATGAGTATGTAAACTAGTAACACCGCTAGTAGTCAATTCAGTATACTGCGGCTTAGTTAAATGGTAATAATCAGGACCTGTGCCCTGTAAACCATTTAAAAGGTTGTGAGTAGATACCCCAGAAACCACTACACCTGAAATAGTAGTGTTTACGATGTACTCTACCTGTTCTTTAACAACATAATGGTATGGGGCCGACGCCCAAGTACCACTTAAGGTATGGTTAAGTTGCAGCTCTCCGTTAGCATACCAGAGAGCTGCTTTAATACCTGTACCAAAATATATTTGGTCATCATCTTTAAGATATAAGTCTTTGCCTTTTATTCTAGCCATTTATCTTAATCGTGAAGACATACCCATTCGAGTACGTAATTAGCTGTATCCATATCACCAGAAAATATTACTGTAAAACCAGTAGTAGACTTAGCCGATACCATCATCGGGTATATAGCCGGAGTAGCATCAACTGTATTTGTAAGTACCACACTGACAGTGTAATTAGTGTCAGCATATGGTGTAGAAAATGTCACTGACTGGCTAGAAGCATTTAGAGGTAGGGATACTCTACCTGAACGTTGTTTATCTGCAGCCTGTGAATCGACATAGCCTTTAGTAGCTAAGTCATAATCATTAACAGGTGTTACACCACTTACAGTGGCTGTGAACCCTCTAGCACCATCTACACGTACATACTGCTGGTGGTCGTCTGCTCCCAGACCTTGTAAGTTGCTATGAATACTTAATACACCACTAAGGGTACTGAACTCGTTGTCTACGTAATTCTTGGTAGATAGGTCCTGTGGATTAACAGGATCAACACCAGCCACAGTGTTTGTAAAAGCTCTAGCACCATCTACCCTTATATACTGGGTGTGATCGTCAGAATTGAGATCAGCCAAGTTAGAATGTGAAAAAATACTGGCCATAACTACCCAGTTAGTACCATTATAGATATACATCTTATTGGCACTTTCAACATAGGTGGCCATTCCTGGGTTCTTTGTTGTAAATACCCAAGCAGACCCATTCCACTCGACTATATCGCCGTCATGTCCTGACCAATCCCCTGTGGCGGCGGCAGCGATAATATACCTATCCCCAACACTAGGACTAGCTGGGGGATCTGATATAGTATTATTTAAAACTGAGTCTTGCCAATCAACATTAGTGACTTTAGAATCTACATATTTTTTTGTAACTAAATGCCCATCTTGTGTAGGCGATACGCCACTAATAGAGGTGGCTATACGCAGCTCTGCTCCGTCCCACCAAATACTTGTATTATCATTATTACCAAAATAAACTCTTTGGTTATCTTTTAGCTTTAAGTGCTTACCTTGAAATTTAGCCATACGTTACTCTCCTCTAATTTTTTATTATAGACCAATCAATAAAATAATCGTTGGTATCTATCTCACCAGATAAATACACAGTAAAACTATCCGGTTTCTTGTTACCAACTACCCAACCGTATATACTAGGTACGGTACCGGAAGTAGTAGTTATATCCACCTTAACGTTATAGTTGTTGTCGGCCAGCGGCGGTGATAATGTTATTATCTGTTTGTCGGCATAAATAGGTATAGGCTTTATACCATGTAGCACATACCGGGTAGAACTAGTGGTATACACAGCCTTCAACACATCTTCTGGGTGTGGGGCTATATAGTAAAACTGTATACCACTAGCACTAACCTCTAAAAAATCATCACCGCTATGAAGCGCCTGACCATTATAGTATACAACTATCTCATTAGGTTCATACGCTTCCTCTACGTAAAAAAGTTTATTGACCCCATCTTTAACCCCATAAAGGTCCTTACCTACCTTAGTTATATACGAAGATACACTACTAGGGGCTTGACTTACTCTACGTAGAATAATCATTTAAACACCTACCTCTTATTCGCAGGTGTATTTTCTTTAAGCTCTTTTATAGTCTCTTGCCGTGCCTTATCTCTATCAGAGGCCCTTATAAGATTATCCACCAAATCTATTATAATTTTTTCATTGGCCCTGAGCTGTGATATCTCACCAGTTAACATGTAAACCTGCTCGGTCTTAACTTCTATATCACGGCGGAACCTCTCAACCAAAGTTACTATAAAGCCAACTTCTTCTTTGGTTATAACTCCCTGATCCCCAGCCTTCATAACTATATCACGTAATTTACTATTATCTGATACCATATACCTTCTCCTTTAAAATTATATAGAAATACATCTATATTTTATATGTTAATTACTTACGAATAACATAAGTTATGTTACGGCCAGCTTGTATATCAAACCTAAATGTTACTGTAATAGTAGAAGTCTCGCCGTAATCACGATCAGCATTGGCCCCATCAACTCCTGTATCTGCGGCTAATAGCTGACCATCGACATAAATATCCATATTAGCGCCCTCCCTACCAGATGTACTTTCTGGTGTGTAAGAAGCCCCACCTGGTAATGTATGAGGAGTATTTTTAGGAATAGTAGTAGCAGGAGACTCTATATATTTTTCTGGGGCAACAGCATTAAGAGTATCAGACACATTCTTTAAATTGGTATCTAAAGCAATTAAAGATTGTGTGATATTCTCACCAGAAGTTAAGTAAGTAGCTCCAACATAAGTTGCGTCACCTATACCGTCATTAAGAGCGTCTAAGGCACCCTTAAGGCTGGCAGGGTTGGAGTTAAGTAAATAATTACCGCTAATATTATTCCAAGGCTGGGCAGACCTATCATTATCGGTAGCACCAGTAAATGCCCACAAATTATGGATATCATCTACAAGAGCTACGTCACCCTCCCAAGAGTTTACGAAGTCTGTACGTAACCAATCGTACTCCATCATATCGCTTAAATGCTTACGATATGGGTATATAATTTTTACAGCTGATGGAACGCCACCAGAAACAGTGCTTAAATCAACAGCTACATCATTAGCGTAAAAACGAGCATAAACATCAGTACCATCACCTACACCACCAAAATCTACACCGTCATGTAGTTTTGCGTAAATAGTGTAACCGTTGTTATCCTGTATTTCCTGGCCAGTGTCTACATTTATAACATCAGCCCTAACAACCCTATCTAAACCACCTTCATCATAGTAAGTACCATTATTAGCGGTACTAGCAAATATAGGCAAACCTATACGATTGTTCGGTTTAGCATATGGTACCGTAGTGGCTATAGATACACCAGTGGATGTACCACTAACAGTATACCCTTGACCATTATTATCAGCTGTTACAGGTACTATAATGGTTTTAGCATCTAATGTATTATTTTTTAAATTAGAAAGATTTAAGGTTTTGTATTCTGAACTAGCTACATCTGTATTTGTAGGATCAAAATACTTACCTAAGTCATCGTACCAGTTAGCTGTACCCTTAACACCCTTCATAAGAGTACGTATAACATTTAGATCCTGCTCTAACGAGCCTGACAATGTTGGTTCGGCTACACCGATAGTATTAACATTGGCTATACTATCATCATAAGTAGCCGACCATCTAATCTGTTCTAACTGCCTCAAAAGACTTCTACTCATAGTTACTCTACCATTATTTTATTTTTTTATATATTACGCGTCAGCTCCAATTCTTGAATCCGCCTGCGTAATAAATTACATAAGCTATCTTTACCAGATCTACCGCTAGCTTCCTGTAAAGCATATTTTAACAACCTAATATCATTTATTTCAGGTAATTTTTTCCTAGCTTTACGAACAGAAAGCTCTACAATATCCATAACGGTAATCTCTTTTTTAATTATGGGACTAACTAGATTACTAGTATCTTTTCCTGTTTCGACTACTGACTGCTTGGCAGGGTCATCAATGATTACGGCCCAATTAGGTGATTTGCCTAGTTTGACTTCCTGCAACCACTTAACGAATTCTTCCCCTTCTGAAATATTATATTTCTTACCATACTGCTCATATAATTCAGCAAGAGGTATCTCGCCGCCAGGAGCCACAGCCCGTTTAAAGGCATAAGCCCATGCTTGTCCCATGTTTTTAACTACTCCATACATAATGTTTCCTCCTTTTCCTATCTGTTATTAAAATACCTAATAAAATCAAAAAAGTTATGCCATGTATTAGAAGCTTTGTGTAACAACAAAGCAAACACCAATAAAGGCACCTTTTCCTCTAACAACACTCTATTATCAAAAAACAATATCGTTACTAACAACGATACCCAAAATGAAAAACAAAAACCACAATCCAATAAATCGTGTAACAGATTGCAAACCTTGCTATCTGATCTAAGCAGTCGTTTTTTCAATTGATTTAGTAACGACGACTTAACCACTATCTCTGTAACTTCTTCTACTAAGATACTATAAATCAAAAACTTAAGCATAATATTCTAATTTATAGAAGGTTACTTAATAAAAAAGCCCCTCAAAAAGAGGGGCTTTGGTAAACTACGTGTTAAGCACTGATTACAGTGAGCGATCGATTACGCCCATACCAAGCATACGAGGATCGAGGGCGGCAAAGCCTACTTCCATCCAACCGAAGAAGCCCTGCTTCTGGACTCTTAACAGGGTCGGATCTTCGATAGCCTCATACTCTTTCTTAATAGGCATGACCAGCGAATCGTTGGTGGTAAGATCGAAACCGTAAATCTGGGTTTCACCCAGTGTAGCTACTGTACCATCAGCATTAGTCTTGTTCGGATTATCCAAGACGTACGAATTGAAGGTATTAGAAGCATCAGCATTGAACTTACCATATTCTGAATCCGAAGAGTTAATATTATAAAGACCTGTGGCACCAAGGTGCTGTACCTCGTGGAGACGAACATTCCAAACACTACCCATACCGGAAGCCTGGAAAATCTCACGACGAGTTACTGGATCGATATCGGTGTCTGTCCACTCACGAATATCGGCAGCATCTTCGGGACTGACATACAGGTCAGTAAGGGTCCTACCTACACGCTTGAAGCCAACCAACATCTTGTTGATAAGCTGAGGAGAAAGATACCCGGCACCAGTTGATGTTGGGTCCATCTCATAAATAGGTGCAGGACGTGAACCTAAAAGACCTTTACCAGCAAATGAAGAAGTAGCAGCTGGGACAATAACACGCCAACCACACTCTTCCTCATAGTTAGCCAGATCTTTAGCAACACGAGCAGCAGCTCTCTGTGGAATATCTATACGTGAATCACGAGCATAAGTAATCTTCCAATCAGCAGAAGAACTTAGTGTAAAAGTGGGAACGTAAACCTCTTCCCCAATACCTTCGATAAAGTTCTGAGCGACATACCCAAGGCCAGGGAGAACCCACACAGGTACCTCAAAATCTTCCGCAACTGGATAACTAGCTTGTGCACCTGGCGCAAGCCGTTCGACAGCAAAAAGCTGTCTCATGATTGATTCTAGTTCAACTTTCTGAAGAATAGGAGTGGTGAGAGCAGCAGCAAAAGCTTTGTAAGCCGCTTCACCTTCCGGTGAAACCTCAGCGGTGGCTCTAAACAGAGCCTGCATTTCTTTGATATCCATAAGATACCTCCTTATAGTTTATTATTTTAGGATTTACAACACATATGGTTGTAAATTAATCCACACATTTTAAGGCCCACCACATAATATGGCGGGCCTTGTTATCAAAAAACAATTATATAACCAACTTAACTCTGATTGGGTACAGAGTGGTGTTCTTGATGTTAGCAGTACACTTAGCAGCGCTAGCACCTTCAACAACCCTGGCAACCACTGTACTAGAACAGCGCTCGCCATTATCATCGGTACCGTCAGAATTGACAGTAGAGTTAGTAAGTTTAGCTTCGTCAGCAGCTGGGTACAAACTCATACCTGGTTTCATGTGATCACCATCATCAACAGTACCAACAGTAGTTGACTGTAGACAGGTATAATGGACTGTATCCCAAATACCGTAGTGAGCAACACCAAGTGGAGCCTCTTTAGTACCAACAACGTTACCAGTAGCATCGTACAATGGCTGTGCGATAACGTCACTAGAACCAGAATCACCTGGCATCATATATCCAACAGGATGTACCTGATGGTAACCGGTCTTAACTTTCTGCATAGCAAAACCAAATGGAGCCTCGGTAACACCGTGGGCCATTTTCTTTACAACAGCTTCCTCATTAGTAGCTGTCGGATCAAGATAAAGAACAGAACCAGCGTATGCGATTACACCGCCAATGCCGGCAGCGCCTGTATCAGTCTGAGCAGCATACTTACAAAACTGATTCTCAACAACAGGATGTCTTGGTATAAACATATTTTTATTCCTCCTTAATTACTTTTATCGCCAACCATTTTAGCAGCCAAAGCCTTGCCTAATTCAGCGTACTTAGTAGCTAAATCAGATGAATCACTTTCTAGATTCAATGAAGCCTTTGATTTGCCATTCAAATCGGCATCAGGGGTGTCGTTATTATCTACTGACTTGCCATCATCATCTGGATCAGTAGTTTGGTTGTCAGAAAGACTAGCCATAATGGCTTCTTTAACTGAGGCCAACTCCTCTTTATAAGAAGTAAAAGCCTCATCATCCATATCTATGATTTTAGCACGTTGTGCTTCTGGATTCTTGCTTAAAACACCAGCGGTTTCTAACTCTTTCATCCTAGCATCTGCTACAGTATTCTTCTCTATGTCAGCTAGCCTGCCAGAGAGCTCTTCAACACTGGCTTGTGCTTTAGCCAGCTCGTCTTCAACAGAGGCTTTCCCTTTGTCAGCCTCTTCAGCCTTGTCTTTGGCTTCCTTAAGAGCCTCTTTAACGGTGGCCATTTCTTCCTCTAAAGAAGCCACAGTTTGACCAAGTTCTTCGACCTCATTGGTCTTAGAATCAAGAGCCTTTGTAAGCTCTTCTATGGTTCTAGCAGACTCTTCAAGGGCAGCTTCTGTTTTAGAAATACGCTCCTGCTCTTCCTTCTGGGAGAATATTTCAGATACAAAAGCCTTGATGTCTTGCTTCAATTTATCTTCCATGTTTTTATTCCTCCTAAACAATATTGATCATCAATTATGACAATCTATTAATGGTAAGTAGGCTACTAACCTCCTTAATAAATCTTTTTGACTCGTAAGAGTCGTATACCAACCTAAAATCCTTTACCTTTAGTAAAATTAGTATTTACTAATAACACTATCACTTTTACCTAACATAAATAAAACATTAAACGACACATTAGCCAAAGAACCACTAGACTTAATGCTTATAACATTATTAGTAGCGTCTTGATCAATGTACCAAGAGTTGGCTCCAACAGAAGCCGTGGGTGTGGCAACAACAGTAGCCATTGAAGCTAAGTCATAACCATTAATGGTTATCCCACTACAAACAACGGTATCGATACCACTAGCTACAACAACTTCTGACCAAAGCATTGGAGCACCGTCTTTACCAGTGGAACGATAAATAACCTTACTATCATTGTCAGCCTTAACAGCTACCACACCGGGTTTACCTTTAAGCTCACCAGTTTGAGCTCGTCCTAATTGTGGCATATTTCTACCTCCTTAAAAATTTGGATTATAGAAAAACACTTTAATCTTGGAACCACTTCTTGGCCGCAATCACAAGCTTTGTAAGCCTGTTAACCAACTCAGTACGCCTGTCATTAGCCTCTTTCTGACTGGCTACTTCTTGAACTACTTCCGAGATTAAGCTTTTTGTATACAAACATTCTGAATCTGATGTATCCCTAGTACTAGAAGTACAATCTGTATCATACTTAGTACACCAATCAGTATGGATTACATTAGTATCCTGATTCTTATCTTGTGTGTCTATAACTTCTTTTTTATAACTCACACAAATACCTACAGTATCTTTATAATCTAAAGCAGCATCATCCTTACCTTCTACGTTTTTGTCAGAACTACCTTCAGATGAATCCGAAGCTACTTCAATAACCAGATTAGATTTATCATCATTAGATGAATTGTTGTCTAAACCTGACTGGTCAGATGCTGTAGAAAGAACATATGATATTAGGTTGGCTGGTCTTTTAACTATACCACACCCAGAAAATAAAATATCACGTAAAACTTTAGTAACTTTACCTTGAGCTATTACTACTCCATCTTTCATCACTTTAGCCATAGAACCTAATACTTTAGAAACATCTACACCAGCATCTTCAACCTCAGATGCAGTCAGCAAAACGTCACCTATCTGGACATCAAACCCAGAATAGTAACATTCCATACTAACTTTCCATTTACCTGAAGCCACTTCTTTAGCTACCTTTGGAAATCGGTCTTTATATATAACACCAGCTACAACTACATGTAGATCCTGGTCTGCCACATCCTCAGGTTCAATATCATCTAGGTCTATCTTTTGTCCATCATCGTCTATAAAAGCGTAATCGTATAAATGCCCAATAATAATGTCCTCTTTGTGCTCTATATCTAAAGCTTTAGCAGCTATACTATCTTTTGCTTTAAGCAATTCCTCGGGGGTAAAAACAACATGATTTAAATTTGCCCCAGTAGATACGTAAAGAGCTGTAAAATAAAGCAAATCAACACTATCGTTGTCAGGCAAATCAATAACAGAAGCTACAGCCTTTCTTAATGAATCGGTCTCTTCTTCTATTTTTATATCAGCTAAAATCTCTAAAGGTGTGTTATCCATGATTTATTCTCCTGTAAATACGTCTATTTATTAATAGTTAGTTAATTTTTGGTTTTTATATCAAAAACATAATTTATAAATTGCTTAAACTCATTATCACTCATACCTGCTATAATATCTTTTAAATCGTGAGAAGAGTTTACTTTATCGCTGGTAGGTTGTCCGGTCGGCCTGCCATTTGATGGGGTACCTGTCGGGGCCACTTGCGTAGGTTGTGTTGAAGTTTGCTGCCATGGAGATCCCATGAGACCAAAAGTACCTTCTTGTACCAAAGGTACTTCTTTTTCAAGGTTATTCCTTTCATTATCAAAATCAAAACCAAGAGACTCAAGAGCAGTCCTATAACTTAACATTCTACGATCTACTAATTGTGCGAGAGTACTCATATACATAATAGTATCTTTAAGAGTACCTTCATCCCACCGCACTTTTGGGAATTTATCAAATCCCATAGCTTCAGCTATTTGTCTGTACTCATTGTGTATCCATCTCGATACTTGGCGGCGAGCGTAGTTTATTTCTTCTGTCACACCCTTTATAGCTAAGGCAACTTCAGAAGCGTTCATATCACCACTACCATCTAGTAGGGCTTTAGTGACAGCTAAACCAGCAGTTATATCATCATTAACTTGAGCATATTTTTCTTGACCAAGTATTGATTCTATTTCAGGACTAACTATCTTTTCTATTTTGAGAGTATGGTTCCACACAACATCGAAAGATTTGCTAGGTGTATCAAATAGTTTGGCTACAGCCATAAGCTCTTCTTGCGATGTTACTGGATACTCATCCGAACCTATAGTAATTTTAAGGATGTAATTTGAGATACCATCAAGAGTACTAAGGTCAGCCTCTCTCAGGGAGCGTTTGTATTCTAAAGAATCAAATATACGTGTTATACGTGGTTTAGCATAACGTTCATAAGGTTGTTTTCTATAAAATATAGTACCAATAACATCAGAATCTAATAATAAGTCTTCATCGTTTTGTACAGCCCTTTTTATTTTTGGGGGAAGACTCTTAATTAATTCTTTCTCCTCATCAGATAATTCAATGGTAGGCTTATCAAGAACTTCCTTTAATGTTACTGGAAGCTTTATGTAAATACTGTACTTATCAAACAACAAGTTACCACGTATATCTAATAATTCTGGATTAAGAATAGTGTATGATGTTGGTATATAACTTTTTGCCCATTTCTTTTTAGCTGCGGCATATTCTTTCGAAGCGTTAGCTGTTTTGCCTGGGGCCCCAGGCTCATTTTTGGTTTTTGGTTGATATTTACCAAGAACCTTATACGTTACAACATTACCAGTTTTAAAAAATTCTAAAAAAATCCATTCTAAAACTTCATAAAAATTAACATCATACGCCCATGCATCATAGAATGCTTTTATGTCATCATCATCTAAATCGTTTTCAAAACCTTTAGCAGCTAATGACGCCAATAAACAATTAGTACTACCTACCAGAGGCTCTGTGTAATGGTACTGGTTAGCCCTTTTAATGAGATCTATAGGTGTTTTTGTCATCACATCAGGTTGGCTTAATAAATCCAGACCAACACGTGTTACTGGAGACCGTGTTATGACGTCAGCAGTAGTCCTATTATATCTAGTTTTAATAGGGCTTACAGAAGAAGTAGTATCTAGAAAAGCTAATTGTTTTTTAGGACTTAAATAAAAACTAGCCTGACCAGTAGATTCTTCTACATCTATAGATTGTATACCCAATTCAGGATATCTCTCATTAAGTTCTGCCTGTATACTATCTAGTACTTTCCTATCCATAAATTTTAACCATTAACTATAATTCTTGTACCACGTTCATAAATACGTACTTCAGCACTTCCAGTACCCACAACTAAATATATTGGGGCACTGGTGTCATCAGCCCATGAAGTGCCTGGAGCTATAGGGTAACCACTAACAATAGATGCTGTAACCGAATCAACGACATAAACATCTACTGATCCCATATTATAGATACGTATATGATTCCTGCGCCCTAAACTACCAACACGCTGAGGTGTAGTGCTTACTGTAACAAATGTAGCCTTTACACTATCTATACTACGTCTTACTTCCATAATAGTTACCCCCAAAATAATTAAAACGGTATTTTTAAACCAAAATAGTAAGTGTAATCATATTCATCAAAACTGTACCTAACACCTGGGCCAGCAAAAATATTTTCAACTAAAGGAATAAAATTACCTATATTATAGTTTACTGGTGTTACCCCAACACCTACATCTGATTTGTCTAAATCTAAACTTATTTCTAAAAAGGTCCAATCCATATCTCTTCTCGTCTTACCGTACGAGAAAAAGCTCATACCTATAGACGAGGTTATATAATCAGTACTAAAACTACCACCAAAAGACAATCTAGGGTTAAACATAAATTCTTTAGTATTAGGTTCTTTAGAAACCCATTCAATATCTTTGAGTTTCAGTTTGAACTTCTTACCTTTGGTAGTAGAGACAAAATTATTTTCAGCCCAAACTTCTACAGTTTTATTTGTAACACCTTCTTTATCTTTAGATGTTACAATAAGTGTATGATAATCTATAGGAAAACTCTGATATGCCCATTTATCGTCTTTACTGTTAGGACTAAAAAATACCCTAGCAATAGGCAATTCATCATTGTCGCTAGTTTTAGCGTAAACTATAGTGTCATAAAATTCCTTCTCTGTATCTGCGTCTGTATAGTGATCACCAGAAACTGAAGCAGAGTTGCCCCCAACAGAAGCGCTTACTTTACCTATCTCTGATAATTTTTTTCCATTAGCTTCCGCTATCTTTAGAGCGTATTCGTTGGATTTCTTTAACTCTTTTAGTAAATCCTCGAACTTCTTATTATTTTCTGCTATTCTAGCATTTATAATATTACTAGTCACACGTTCTATTTCGGTAGAACTGAGACTAGTATGTCTGTTATCAAGATAATTAGTTAATGTATTTAGATTACTATATACATACAGAACCAGTAACACTACTATAATACTTTTAGTTATATCAAATATATTTACTACTATTTCTTGACCAAAAACTTTAAACTTCATCTATCAGTATCTAACTCACTATGGGTATCATCACGTAATTTTGTGCGTGCCACAACACGGGCTGTGGCCAAAGATATAAAACCCCCACCTAACAAAGGCAGCCCAACAGTGTCACTTATATATGTAGTAGTGGTTCCTGGGATAGTATTAAACATTCCATAAACAACTACAGCCACCATTATAAGTAACAACTGATATTTCATTGAAGAAAAATTACGAATGTTTTTCATTATAACTAAATCCCAAAATTTGAATTTCAAAACGCTTAATTCATCCATGATAATCCTCCACCAATATTACGCTTATTTATTAATAGGTTAATTTATTATTTATTTCTAGGTGTAAGGATTGCACTAGATGGGAGGATAATACCATTACTCTTATTAGAAAAACCATCTACAGGATCCCATTGTGATGAATTATGGGCCCTTACTAAACCACCAAAATCAAACGTTACATTGGTATCTACTATCTCAGACTCTTTTTCCATAATCTTTGCGCCATAAACAGCCATTATAAGCGCTGAGTATAAGTCTTTATTTTGGCCTTTTTTAGGTGTATCAAAGTGTAAAGAACCATTAGCATTTTGTGTAACAACAATATTAAACATTTGACGTTTAAGGACGTCTATAGTTTCAAAAACTTTATCGTCAGCTTCTGACGTAGAATAACTTATTTCTGGGAAAAGCAATTTAGTGTCTTCCAGATAAGCTAATGTAGTAAAGTTGGCATTAGATATCCAAGCCGGATTAAAATGCACCATCTCTAAAATATGTAAACCTTCTTTGGTTAGATTGTGGTTATCGTTTCTATCAAGAATAGGAGTGTACCCATTATACCCCTCTTCTAATAAATTCTTAAGAGCGTTACCACCACCCATCTGGTCCATGAATATTCTAGCTACATTATAGCTATCACAAAGCGATTGTATGTAAGTAACCATATCTTGTGTGGTCTTACCTTTAAGTTCTTTAGCAAAAACCACTTTTATCTTATTGTCCTCTAACTTACATACTATAATACCACAACTGGCCGAACCACCTTGGTTTGGGTCTATACCAATAATGTAGGAAGCTTCAGAAGACCCAGTAATCTCAATATTAAAACCACTATTTATAGTACATAACTCTACAACCGAGGCTTTAAAAAAGCCTTCAGAGTCTGAGACCATATCCGCCTCATACTCCATTCTGAATTCATGATCTGGCATAGTACGTCTAGCTTCTTCGATATTATCCATATCAAGGAAGCCTTCAGGTAGCATAGTGTACGGAACCTGGTGTACAGCGTATTTTTTACTGTCATCATCACCTATAGCTATTTTATTCCAGTAACTACGCATACGTGCGTACATATGATTAAATTTGTAATAACCTGAAGAGGTCATTACCATTTTATTAACTGTATCTTCTTCGAAGTCTTCTTCTGTAGCAAGTCCTGCTTCTATAAGTTTCTTTTTCCTTGCTAAATATTTGACATGCTCCATTGGGTCCTGTTTTGTGGCACCCATAGGACGTAAAACAAGATCCAATATTTTTGGTGGTACTTGTACAAGCTCATCTACACATACTAAATAAAAACGTGAACCACGAATTTTGGCACCATCATTACCTATAGGTATAGCTTCAATAAAAGAACCAGGCTGTCCCCCAACAGATTTAAATTTTAAATAACAGGTATCTGAACCTCTAATAGGTCTCTTCTCAGCAGCCTGCCTTAATATTGGTGATTTTGCGTATAGTTTTTCTACCTCGGCAAAAATAAACTTGGCCTGGCGAAAAGAGCTCGATACTAAACCAACTCTATATCCAGGATATAATAAAGCACTTAAAGTAGAAAGTACGCCTAAAATAAAAGTATTGTGGTTTATAAAACCATTAGAGAAATAGTTAGGTTCTAAGTCTGTAGACTCCATCATAAAGTCGTAACAGTCACCTGACCACTCCTCGTTTTTATGAACGGTGTCTATAAAAAAGTCAGCAACCTGTGGACACTTTAAATCTAATAACTTTAATTTGCACTGTTTAGACTTGTCATTACAACCAATTAAATCCACAAACAACTTTGTGTAGTCTTCATGTACTACGATTACATATTTACCATATATGTTTAACACATTAGCAACTATACCAAAGTTGGCTAGAAGTAATTGAATCTCAGACGCCAGTCTTCTTTCCAAACCGTAACAATATATGGCCCCATTAATCTCACATTTGGTATCAAAGAACCCACGCAAAAATTCCTGTACTACATCCTTGCTAGCAGTCCTAACTATATAAGGCACACAGTCTAACTGGTTACCCAAACCATATTTATCAAATAGATATGTAAAGTCATATAAAGTTACACTATCGCCGAAAACATTATAGTTTAAATTATTTTTATTACAGAATTCTACAAAGAAAGATGTAGTGTCATCGTTGTTAAAATAAAATAACACACACCCATTAACATGTTTGGATTTTGTTGCTGTAAGAACACCTATTAAATACGCATCACTCTTTGTTAAGTGGTTGCTACCAAAAACTTGTTGGTTTATTTGTATGTATACTTTATCACCATACTGTACATCTTCCAAAGACTTGTACTGTAAAATACCTTGGTTAGAAACCAGTATCGGGTGATGGTTGCTGCCCTCATTAATAAATCCTGCTGATGTAGTTATCCTACGACCATGTATATTGTGTTCTAGGGAGACTTTTCTAGTACTGTTAAACCCATCAAAAGTATAAACATCTAAATCATAATCGATTACTTCATCTTCCCCAGACTGCAAATAAGAAGGCACTGGAGGTAATACTTCCCACATATGTACCATACCAGTGCCGCTAACTAATATAACACTGTCTATACTCTGGCTTTTACCAAAACCACGAGTACACACACTTATAACATAATTTTTGAACCACATATCCTCCAGTACCACACGTTGTACTGAAGTTAATTCTACCCCTAATAAATCATAAGCGGCTATAACTGGTTGCTCTCTATAGAAAGCAACCATATCGCCGCCATTATCGAAAACATCTTTAACCTTTATGGACATTATATTTTATCGTCTCTATTACCATAGTCCTCTAACTTTTTGCGTATTTCTTTTTCTTCTTGTTTAAGTTTCCTAGCTTTCTTTTCTAGCGCCTCTTTACGCTTCTGATCAAAAGCCACAGCCAAGTCTACTATGGTAATCCCTTTAATATCATTAGAACTTACCCTGTCTTTACGACGTACTAATAAATTTTCTTTTATTTTTTCATTTTGCTTCTTCATACGTTCTATACTAGTAGTTATATCCATCTGTTGTTCTGGGTTATCTTTACTAGTACGAAGCAATCTTACCTCAAAAACCTTATTCATAGCCAAAGACATAATATCGTCTATGTCCATGGAGGTAAGTTCAGTACCTTCAAAATCTTGCATATAAATGTCAACAAGAGAATTATATAGTTTAAGTTCTTCGTCATTAAATAAATCGGCAACAGGGACTATGTCTTTCAATATACCAGTAGCTGTTGGTGGTTTCGGACGTCTGCCAACCTTATTGCTTTTTTTGATAGCCATGACTTACAACAAATCCTCTATATTAATATCATCTATATTGTTTTCTTTTATCTCTTCTTTCAAGATAAGAACCCTTTCTGGGGTCAATTTATGACTACATGAATCAATATCTATATTTGACTGGGTCTCTGTCCTAGTGCTATTATACAAAGCCCTAGTAGTCATTATGTCTGAACTCTCGTCAAGTTCATCTGAGGCCTTATTAGCCCACTCACACAACTCATCATCGTCTGCTCGACAATATGTGTTTATTATTTCCTTAGATAATGGGTTTATCTTCCTAAAATAGGCTAACAAAGACTTGGATATTTTGTCTTTGGTTTCTTGTGAATGTCTCTGTCCGGTCTTAGCTCGACTTATAGCGCGCTTACTTTCTTCACTTAATTTAAAACCCAAAGGCCGGCCGCACTTTTTACGTTGTTTATTCTCTCCCAACTATTGCCTCCTCACTCATCAACTGGAGTAACCTTTTCAAAAGAATTACATACTTTACAAATAATACCTATAGTGTGCACACCGGCAATATAAACTGTACCACATTTAACACATTGAACCGGTTTACACTTCTTATCTTTCCTAGGCTTGGAAAATTTAAACGGTAAATCTCCTGCAGCTGCGAGATCCCTACTGATTCTTGCTTTATGCCTATTTAGCCCACCTACCGGTTCATACCGTCTACCCATTTCCCCTGGGTTTAATTCACGTGAACCGCCTAAGTCAGACTGCATAACAGACTTATGTAAATCTTTAAAAAATCGGTTATTCAAAGTTACCTCCTATAATCAACATGTGCCACTTTTTTAGAAGCAATATAATCAGACAAATAGACACACAGCTCTTCAGGGGTATATTCTGATAAAGGTTTTACCCAAGCACCACTTGACCATGGCCCATAATGATAACCAACGCTATTTCTTATAATGTTATACGCGTCGGTGTTCAATAATTGAGTGTCTGCCTGAACTTCTTCAACAAGCTTTGCTGCTAGTTCGGGATGGTTTTTAGCAGTATGATTAGTCTTAGTTAGCCCTTGTTTTCTTAAGTCATGTATTAGACAAGCAGATAAAATAGCATCTCTGTTATCCTCACATGCCAAACCCCTACATAACTCATATGCAACTGTAAAAACCCTCTTAGTATGTATGATAGTACCTAAAGCACATATCTCATCTAGAGGGTGATACTTACCAGTAGAGCTAGCTGGGCAATCATAAAAAATATAATCAGGGCTAAATATTATACAAAGACGAGTAAATTCTCGTATAGACTTATCGAAAATTAACTCTAACTCTTTTTCAAAATGTTTTACCTTTTCCTCAACAGAAACAACCTTTTCCTTTCCCATAAAAACCTCTAATTATAATTTTGAGAGTCTTTCTTTAAACTCGGCGACTTCCTCCGAATCCAAGCTAGCAACTTCTTTAGGACTAATGAATGCGTACAAACTCAGTATAAAATCGGGGATAGCATCACCCTGCCATTCGTAGTTGATGTTTATATGCTCATCACCAGAAACTTTCACATAAACCCGGCAGTAGTTGTAGTCATAAGCCGATTTAGATATTACAACCTCTTTAACAGTTTCAGAATTAATAACTAATGAGTGTTCCATAATCTTTTTCCTCCTTATTATAACAAATAAATATCATTAGTCAAGATATTTTTCTAGTTAAATTTTTTATTACATCTTCAAAATTTTTAAGTTCTACACGTTCTTGATGTTCGTTATATGGTATAAATTTAAGTAAATATTTTTTACAAGACGGTTTCTGTTTAGACACGCACTTTTTCCTACCATCTAAACATAAACACTCAACATTACCATTATCAAAAAACTTACACCAATAAATATCAAGCATCAGACCAATAAGCCTTTTCTAATAAACTTTTAAGTAAAAGATATTCTGAGTATAAATCATCCCTCATTTCTATTACTTCTAGTATATTTATCTCACCTGAAGAATTTTTTATTAACGCACTAAGGAGCTCTATTTTCCTAAGCGCACTATCCTTAAGTCTTTCAGCAGTAGCATAATCTATAGTATAATCACCTAGATCAATTTTTATTTTAGACTTAATATCATCTATCTTTATGTAGTTAGATCTTATATTGTCTACTAAACCAAAACACTTGCCAAGTATTTGGGTAAACGAGTCCTTATTTACGTAACCAGATACCAAAAAAGAATAAAGCTCCTCTATAGTAGCTTTATCCTTATCTATCTCTTCTAACAAAGAGCCTATACTCATATCGGTCTAACGTGCCCTGCCTGAATACCTCTTGGGGTATCTATGGCTTCGAATTCAACTTTTTGCCCAGTATCCAGAGTCTTGTACCCTTCATTATCTATATTAAGATAATGAACAAAAAACTCCCGGTCATCATTGGGCTCTAGAGATTTTATAAAACCAAAACCTCTACTATTACTAAACCATTTTACTTCACCTAACATAAAAACTCCTAACCATATAATCTTTTTAAGTCATCTATATAAACACGCTCATAGTTGTGAGCCGTATCTTTTAGCAACAGTTTACGTATATTACCGCCGTCCCTAAAAGCCACATGCACCCAACCATCTGGGGCGTATTCTAAAATGAGCTCTCTAAAATCCAGTTTGTTATAAATAAAACTAACCACATCAACTAGCTTTATAGAGTCATCATAAGGTTCTATATCAGCAGCTTGTCCTCTTGTGTGGTTAGATTTAGCACTACTACCTACGGCCTCACACAATTCTACAGTACGATAGCCACTTGTAATTCGTATAGGCCCAAACTCATTACGTACTGGTTGAAGAATATTCACAGCTAGCTTCTCGATACACTCCCAAATGTAATCATCTTTGGGAATGTTATCGATACCAAATCTAGTAGCTGTATAGGACTTTACAAATTCCTTATACTTAAAATTTGGGGCCCCAGATATGTATGAATTCAAATCACGCATACACAATACCTCATAACTGACTAGCTAAAAAGCAACCATTGGCTACTGCCGTATATGGGGATTCTGCTAAAACTACTTCTGCTACCTCAAAAGGCAGAGACACAGAATCTATAGCTGCACTTATCTTTTCTACAAAACCTTTTGCTTGTGATAAACCACCAGCAACAACAACCTTCACAGGTTTAGTAAACACTGGTAGTTTACGATTTTTAGAATTTAACTCATACTCTATATTATTCACAAGATAGTTTATTACGGATGAGTAATAAACTGATATAGCTTCTTTTATCTTGTTGTCAGGATTATCTAAGTCTATACCAGACTCTTTCTCAAGCTGAACCAGTGACGGTGATATGTCCAAAGCCATAGCCACTGCTTGGTCAATGTAATCACCTGATTTTGTCACGGAGAAATCTACCAGAGGATCGCCTTGGTGTATTACAGAAACATTACACATCCCGGCACCAAAAGATATAGAAACACCAGTCAAATCATCATCGAGTAACTCTGACAAAGCTATAGCAAAAGCTTCGTTTATAGGTTGTGGTGAGTAACCTAATTCTCTGAAATACATATTCAAAATCTCAGTGTGATATACAATATCAAAATTATGATCTACTGGATTTGCAGGAACAGAATAAATCAATCGTTCCTTATCCTCTGAAGGCTCACCAAGAATATTCTTTAACAACAGTTTCAACATTGGTAGTGATTTTTTCTCTTTCGGTGAGATTACACCTTTAGACATTGGGCGTAACGCTACGTCATTACGTTCCATGGCTATATGCAAACTATCTTCACCAACAACTATGAAATCATCACTATTAACTATAAAATTAGATCCTCTTTTCTCTAAAGAGGATTTTATTGCTTGTCTGTTAACTTCACTTTTAGGAACTATTCTGTAAAAAGCATCACGCTCCATCCTAAACCTGGTAGCGCCGTCTTCACCAGAATAACCACACACAAGCATATTTGTACCAACATCTAAACCTTTTCCCATAACTTACACCTTTAAAATTTATATTTTACCTACTAGATTTTTTAGTTTATTGACTTTGTCATTAACCTTATCCCTATTTGTCGAGGCTATTGATGTGTCATTAACATCTATATGATCCTCTAAGGATTCTAAATCACCAGAAGAAGTTGGGTCTACAACAACACTGTCTATACTCGGTCTTGAGTTATCAACTACCGGTGATGTGCTGTCAACACTGGTCTGTACTACAACAGGTTTATGTTCTTTTAGTGTTGCAATAAGTTCGTCCTTGGAGGCAACTATGGCCTCCAAGGACGCTACTTTAAATTCCAATTCTTTTACTTTTTGTTCGTACTCAGTTACTACTTTGTTTATTTCCTGTTTAGTAGCTTCAGCAACAGCTTTGTTAAATTCATCGTCTAAAATATCTTCTGTAGTTTGTCCCCCATTATGAGCAGGTTCTGAAATCATTTCTCTGTAAATCTTTAGTTGTGCTGTCAGCTCTTTTATGATCTCATCTTTAGAATCAGCATCTTTACCAGACCTGGACAAGGCTTTTAATTGCATGTCCCTTGGACCAGAACCTATTTTGTTTAAACGATTTTTCTTATAAACTATTGACGACATTAACTTCTGCTTTCCTCCACAATATCTATAATACCAAACTCCTTAGCTTCGTCAGCATTCATCCAACGATCTGTTTCCATATACTTTTTAAGGCTTCTCACACTCTTGCCTGTAAACTTTGAGTAGTATTCAGCCAGCTTGTTATGGATGTGTGTCATATGTTCGAAGTCAACTTTAATATCGTGATATTTACCTTTTGCTCCAGAACTAAGCTCATGGATCATAATCTCAGTATTTGGTAAAGCCACTCTTTTACCTTTTGTCCCAGCAGAAAGAATAAAACTAGCTGCGCTGCAGCAGCTACCATAACCTACTGTCCTGATGTCAGGTCTAATGTAATTCATGGCGTCATAGATAGCGAAAGCACTAGAAATAGATCCACCAGGAGAGTTGATGTAGATATTAATATCCTTGTCAGGGTCTTGTGATTCAAGAAACAGAAGCTGTGCTACCACGCTGTCAGCCATGGCATCATTGAATTCACCGCGAATAAATACAATCCTGTCCTTAAGCATGCGGGAATAAACATCATAAACCTTCTCACGATCATCTGTACCTTGGATAACATACGGTAGTGTCATAATTTTTTACCTCTCAATCTTTTTGAAGTTAGTTTATTAACTATCTTGGTTCAACAAAATCAAACAACTTTTTGGCCGGTTTGAATTTACAATAGCACAAGATAAAAATTTGTCAATAAAAAATTGACCTAACCGAAAAAAAAATATTACAGGTTAACTGACCTCACCATGGTAGGGACCGAGTAGGGAGGGTTTCTTTTTTTTTTTTTTTTTTTTTTTTTTTTTG